TACAACGCCAACCGGAACCGGCCCGGATCACGATGCTGCAACCAGTCGTTCTCCGCCACCCCGTGCATCCGGTCCTCGATCATCCCGTCCGACTCACGCCACCACCCGGCGTCCAACCAGTTCCGGTACGACCCCGTGGCGGCCAGGTGTGGACGCTGCGACCACTGCACCGTCCGCAGCAACGGCACCCCTTCCACCACCCGGGGCACCTCGTCAACCATCAGGTGCTTGTGCGGCTCCAACACGGAGGCTTCGTGGTGGAAGCGGATCAGGTTCACCGCACCCGACAGGACCGCACGGGCGCACCCCGGCCAGTCCACCTCGCCCGTCAACGGCGTGTCGTGCTCCACGAACAGCACGAGCGGCGTCCGGACCTCGGCCAGCAGCCGGCGGGTCATCCCCACCTGATGGGTGTGGGCGTCGAACAGGAACGGGACCACTCCGTCCCACTCGTGGCAGCACGCCCACGCCAGACGGCGCAGGTACTCGTCGTAGTCGGCGGTGCGGTGCGCGAGATGATCGGGCACCCCGTCACAGCCGACCAGGATCTCCGCTCGCGGCAACCGCTCCCGCACCGAAGCGACCGTCTCAGCGATCACCCCCGTCGAAGGGTGCGACGGGATGGCCGAGGTGACCATCACCACCGTCACGAGGTCGTCCACGTCACGCACCGGCGCAGGCAGCCCCGACAGGCCGGCGACGTCGTCGGCCAACCAGCGGGCCTGCTGCCACTTGTGACGCACCCACCACGCCTGGCAGCGGGCCGCGCGACGCGGCCACCCGTCGAGCGCGGTGACCACATACTTCTCGTACTCCGACCAGTTCGGGACGAGCTCGAACGGACGGCCGGGGGCGACCATGTCCCAGTAGCCCCGGTTCGGGTAGCTGCCGGGGGCGGTCTCGTCGGCGAGGGGGACACAGCCGGCCTCGAGCGCTTCGTACAGCCGGAAGCTGTCGGGGGTGGCGGGCCCGGACGGGCACGGGGCGACCTTGGCGGCGGTCATGCGGGCCAGGTACTCGTCTCGCGGGTGGCCTTGCATGAAGCCTTCGGTGGCGGTGACGTCGAGGGTCCATGGCCGCCGGCAGTTGCCGAGCGCCCGGAACAGGTCGTGGCGGCGTTCGTGGGTGTCTTGGCCGGACAGGTAGATGTCGGTGTTGCGGGGCTGGTCGCCGATCGCTTTGATGGTGGGGCGGGTGGCCGGGTTGAACCCTTCGCCGAGGTATCGGGTCCCGGCCGGGTAGGTGCGGTCAGGGCGGGGGGTCATGACCCACAGGGCGAGGTTGGGGTGGGCGAGGGCGTTGGCGTCGAAGGTGGATTCCTCGTCGGAGGTGAGGATGACGACGGCCCACGGGAGCGGGGCGATCAGTTCGTTGACCTCGGCCGGGGTGTGGTAGCGCGCCGGGCAGATGATGACGGCGCCCTCACCGGGCGGGGGCGGGTCGTTGGTGTGCGTGTAGCGGTCGGCGGGGGCGATCCAGTCGAGGACCTGGACTTGGTCGTCGCACAACGGGACGGCGCCGAGCCACTGGACGTGGGTCACTTCGGCACCGCCATGATGTGCTGCTCGTGGTCGGAGCCGAGGTGGAACAGCCGGTAGTCGTACCGGTCGAACAGCGCATAGAGGTCGGCGGGACGTTGCCCGAAGTGGTGCGCCATGAACCGTTCGTGGACGCTGACGAACACGGTCGGGCGGGTGTGCTTGAGCGTGAACACCGCACCCTTGAGCACTTCCAGCTCTGCGCCTTCCACGTCGATGGTGATGACGTCGGGGCACGCCTCGGTGAGCCGGATCAGATCGTCCATCGACACCCGGGCGATGTCGTCCTGCTCGGCGAGGTGGGCGAACCCGGCGGCCGGGTCAATGATGCCGTCGCACTCGACGGGCCACTGGTATGTGCCGTACACCTCATCGGACTCCGCTGCGCAGAACCCGAGGAACGACGCCCGCGGCGGCTGCAGCCCGTTCTCCTCGAACGTGGCACGGATGCACGGCCACACCTTCGGGTTCGGCTCCACGAGCACCACGCCACCGTCCGGCACCCACGAGGCGATCAGGGCGCTGATGTCGCCTTGCTCGGCGCCGCAATCGAGGACAACGTCGCCTGGTTGAATGACTTGGCGCATCGCAGCAATGCGCTGGCGCTCGTGGTCTGGGTTGTGCAGCCACTGGATCGCCCGGTGCGACGGCAGCCGCATCGTGTAGCCATGCATGTCGGTCGGGTGCCAGTACGTGTGGCTGAGCGGGGTCACGGCGTCACCGTCTCGGCCAAGATGCGGCGCAACAGCACCGTGTAGGTCAACGTCTCCCGAACGTGCCTAGCGCCAGCTTCGGCGATGCGCGCCCGCTCCTCGGGATGGTCGAGGTAGTAGTCGATCTTGCGGTCAAGGTCGTCGAAGTCGCCGAGTCGCCAGGTCACGAGGTGTTCGCCGTTGGTGAACACCGTCCCGTCGGTGATGCCGACGACGTGGGGGTGCAGCAGGAACCCGCCTCGCCCGATCAGTTCCGGCAGCCGATCACTTGAGTACGAGTGCATCGGCCCGCCGTCGGCGCGTGCTGCCAGGCAGGAGTCGCCGACGATGATCCCCGACGACGCCACGAGGTCCCGCAGCGCCTCGCCCCGGAAAGCGTGCTGGCCCGGCTGGGGCCACATGGCTGCGCCACGGTTCTGGAGGTGCTGCGCCAGTTGGGTTCGGTGCTGCCACTCGCCGTGGTAGTGCCGCCATGACCCGATGAAGCACACGTCCGACCGCAGCTCATCCCGGGGGGTGCCAGGGACGCACTCGAACTCAGACACCCCCGCAGGCGTCCACCGGGCATTCACGCCCGCAGCGGCCCACTCGGCGTCATGCGCGCCATCGGTGTTCCAGAACGTCTCGCAGTGGAAGTAGGGCTCAGACCACACGGAGTCCTCGCGGCCGTGCTCCCGCAGCCCCCACCAGCGGTCGAGGTGGAACGCAACGGTCGGGACATCGGCCCGGCGGGCTTGCAGCAGCATCCGACGTTGCTCGTCGTGCGGGATGCGCTTGGCGAGGTCGGCGGTGCGGGTCCACAGCACCACGTCGAACTCGTGGACCCGGTTGGTTAGCTCACGCCACCGGTCGGGCTGGCCTTCCTGGCACAGCCACACGTCGTGGCCGAGCTTGTCGAGAGCCCTGCGGACCTCGTTCTCGGTGGACGCTGGCGGGTCGAAGTTCCCGCAGTAGGCAATGTTCATTCCGTACTCCTTTGGCCCAAGGGGAAGGCCCGACGGTGAGGACGGGGCACGAAGCCCCGCCCCCACCACTCCCTCGGGCCAAGGGAGAACTACGCCGTCAGCCTCAGGTGGGCTGCGACACGAGCGCNNGGCTCGACGTCGGGGTCACCGGGTCGGCCACCGCCCACGAGCAGCGCATGACGGCGCGGAGGGCCACGCTGCCCTGCTGCATCAGGTTCAGGGCCACGTTGCCGGAGTCGTCCGAGATCACACCCTCGGTGAACACCTTGTAGGTCAGGTCCTGGCGGGTGCCGACGATGGCCTTCGACCAGTCGCCCGCGATCACCGTGTAGTCGGTGTCCCAGGCGCCGTTCAGCACCTCACGGAGCTCCTGGCCGTACAGCGACGGGGCCTGGTCGAGCCCGGCGGCGCTGTTCTGGTAGATCAGCTCACCCGTGGTGGCACGCAGGCCGGCGAGACGCCAGGCGATGCCCGGCGCGGCGGCGAACCCGTTGACCACGTGGCCGTCCTTGGCGATGGCCTGCCCCACGTAGGAGAGGTCGGCGGCGAAGTCGTCGCCCGACACACCCTCGGTGAAGTCGTTGTTGCTGGCCTCGATGCCGGTCGCGAGGGCGGCGCCCCAGGTGGACGGCTTGTTGGTGCCCCACAGCACGGCGTTGTCAAACGCCTTGCCGAACGCCTGGCCGATCAGCGGCATGACCTGCGACCAGATCGGGGTGGCGGAGTCGTCGAGGTACGCCTCGGCGATGGGGACGATGACGGCCAGCTCCTCGGCCACGAGCTCGACGTTCTCCCAGTCGACCGTGCTCGTCTGCTTCATGCCGGTGTCGCCGGTCACGAAGTACGCCTCTGGGAGCGTGGTGAGGACGGGCTGGCGGGCCGACTTGGTCGACATCGGCACCTTGCGGGCGAGCGACATGACGGCGCTCGACCGGGTGGCGACCTGGATCACCTCGGCCGAGTGCTGCTCAGGAACGAGCGGGTCGTTGGAGTTGGACGCGTACGCGTCCCGGGTGATGCTGGTGTTGTAGGCCATCGGGTGGCCCTCCTTGGGGGGTTAGTGACCCCTCGCCTTCCGGCGGATGAGGTCATCCATCGAGAAGCCCTGGGAAGGCGTCGCACCACCACCGGGGAGAGCCGCCGGCTTCGCGCCGGCAGCGAGGTACGGCTTCGCGTCTGCGAGCCGCTGCACCGCGGCCTTGATGGCCTTGGCGTCGACTTCGCCGTCCTCGTCCACCTCGAACTCGTCGAGGTCCAGCAGACGGACGGCGTCGTCGGGATCGTTCAGAACACCCGCAGCGGCGGCCTTGACCTCGGCGCGCAGCAGTCGGGCGTTCGACACGGCAAGCGCCTCGGCCCGGCCCTCCGCCTTCGCGGCGGCGGCGGCCTTCTCGGCATCGCTTGCGTTGGCGAGCCGGATCTTCTCCAGCTCGGCTTCTGCGGCCTTCGCCCGCTTCTCGGCCGCCTTCGCGGCGGCACGCTCAGCGGCGAGGGCCTTCTTGCCGGCGTCCCCGAGCCCGTCGTCATCGGCGGGCGCAGCGGTCGGCTCCTCGGCGGGAGCCTCGTCGGCGGGCGGGGCGTCCGTCGCGGCGTCAGTCACCGGACATCACCCCACGCTTGGCCCGGGCACGCTTGATGCGCGCCTTCTCGGCCAGGTAGCGCTTGAACTCGTTGATGTCGTGGGCCCGGTCGGGGTCCTTGGCGCGCCGCACCGCCTGCCCGGCCGTCTTGTAGGCGGCCTGGGCCTGCTCGAGCGCACGCAGCGAGTTGGCGGTCTTGGAAGCCGTGACGGACTCCTGCGCCTTGGACAGCTCGTCTCGGGCCTTGTCGAACGCGGCAACGGCCGCGTCGAGGTCATCGACGGGGGATTGCGTGGGCATCGCGCCCCTTTCAGTTGGGGACACCCGTCGCGGGCGTCCGGTGCTCCTCAGGCGGGGATGTCCCCCGGCCCGGAGAAGGCATGGGCGGCGTCGGTGATGACTGCACCGAGCTCGCCGTGCTCGTGGACGGCCACCTCGGGCAAGATCACCTCGCCGGTGGTGCCGTCGACACGGAAGTGGCGGGCCTCCCAGTACGGGCGGTCCGCTCCGGCGTTGGCGTCCTTGATGTTGCGGAGAACCTGCCGGTTGAAATCTTTGATGGCCCGGTCGTTCTCGGCGAACACCGGGGCGATGCCGCATTGGCAGTTGGCGTGGATCGGGGCGAGGTTCGCCGACCTGTACCGCTGCGTGGAGGCGGTGGCGCAGTAGGCGCAGGCGTCAGGGTCGAGCACCCGTTCCCACCCGATGATGTCCGACTCGACCGGGCCGGTGGCCTGCTCCTGGAAGGCGTCAGCGGAGGCACGCATCGACAGCGACACGTCTGACGACGCCGACTGGGCGGCGCGCACACCGGCGGCGTTCATGGCGTCCATGAACTGCGCACCGTTCGACAGCGCCGTCCAGAGCTGCACGAACGGGCGTCGGTACACATCAGCGGGGTCGGTGCCGTTGCGGACCGCGGCGCCGATCAGGTCGTCCGCGACCAGCCCCACCGGGCGGGTTCGGGTGGCACGGGCCAGGTAGGCGTCCGTGAGAGCCACAGTGCGGCGCTGACCGGCCTGCACGACCGGGAGAACCCGGGCCTGGAAACGGGCCACGTCGGCTTCGTCCCACGACCCCAGGTCCCGCCATGTGCGGTCAACCCTGGTTGACACCCGGTTGCGGACGTCGATGACGGCGTCCCGGTAGCGTTCAGCGAGGACCGCTTGGCGGCTAGGCACCGGCCGGCGGGACGGCGGGCTCGGTCAGCGCATCCGGCACGGGGGCGAACAGCTCTTCCTCGGCCTTCATCGACTTGAATCGGGCGATCTGCTGCGGCGAGTAACCGGCATCTTCCCAAAGCTGCTCAAGGGGAATGCCGAGCTCCTTGCGCTTGAGCAAACTGTCCGCCAACTCGGCCTCGGTCCGCGACTCCGGGTCGGACCAGATGACCTCCATCGACTCGGCCCCGGCGAGGTGGTCGATCCCGGCGATCCGGCCGGCGAGACGCATGGCCTCCTCCTCGCCCTCACCGAAGAACCGCATCTTGTTGCGGGTCTTCGCGACCAACCCCGTCTCCGCGGCCTTGATCGACTCACCCGACAGGCGGTCAGCCGACGCGTTCAGATAGTGAGGCGGGGTGCGGGACAGGGATGCGATGTGCTGCACCAGCATCTCGATGCCCTGGACGAAGTTGCGGAGGTCCGCCGCCGGGAACGTGCCGAACGACGTGTCAGCAGCCTCGGACACCAGCAGTGAAGCGGTGTCGACTTCGGGCTTTACCGGCTGGTTCGTCACCGGGTCGACCGGCACCTCGAGGCCCGTCGCCCACCTGGCCGGCAGCGCCTGCTTCTCGGAGCCGACCAGCATGTCTGCGATCAGCTTGTTCACGGCGTCCTGCAACGGGATGATCTCGTGGATCTCCGACTGCACGGCGATCCCGTGGCGCGAGTGGCGGATACGCGGCCGATTCGGGAGGGGGATCACGGGCACGACACCCAGCGGGTTCGGCTGCACCGCCTCGCCGTCGTAGGTGTCCGGCTCCCACGCCGTGTTCGCCGCGTCCACGATGTTCATATCGGAACGTGGCTGCGCGGTGCGGAACCGGTGGACGGCGTCCGGCAGGAACACCTCGGCATGGTCGTGGCCCCACTCGTCCCGGTACACCCGGAGGCCGGCGCGGCGGCGGCGGTGCATCTTCGGGTGGCACTCGACGATCGCGTCGTGGGCGTTCGCCACACAGATCTCGGGGGTGTCCTCGTTCTCGCCGTACCACGGGATCAGGTAGGCGACACCACCGACGAGAGCATCGGTGTGGGCTAGTTGGATCTGCCCGTCCATGTCGTTCGCCTGCCAGATGCGCCAGGCGTCCTCGTCCCCGGACGGCTCCTTGCCGACCCGGAACCCCTCGACGTTCAGTCGCTCCTCGACCGCGTCCACGACGACGGCACACCAGTTGTCGGCGAAGGCGGAAAGCTGCTGGCCGAACGACTTGCGGAACCGGTCCGACTCGAACGCGAGGTTCTGGAACCCCTCGTAGTAGTCGGTGGACCGCTGCACGGCAGGCCGGCGGTCGATCAGCTCCTTGTGCAGCCGGCGCAGCCACCACTCAGGGGAACCCACGGGGGCATCAGCCATACAGCGCCCCCTTTCGTGGGGTC